TATTCACTACATAATTAATATTATATAAGCAATACTAGCTTTTTAGGGGGATACTTTACAAATTTTTAGTTGTTTTTTAGCCAATAAACGTAGGATGCACTTCCATCCACCTACCCACAAAATTTTTACCGATTCATTACAAATCCACTAAAAAATCAATCGTATCTCTATCGAACAAATCCAGTATTCATGCGTATTTCACAACATCACAAATATTTCAATTTTACACTTATATATCTATGCCATAATCCTTCAAACCTAGTAATATCAATATTTCTAAAGGTTTAATATTTAGTATTTATCGAATGTATTTTTTAGTATTCGTACTAAAGCATATATAATACACATCAAACCATTATAAAATAAGCATTTATAGATAACTAACACAGTAAAACTACGATACATAATATGAATATAAAAAATTTTCATTTTCCTATTGACTACCATAATAAAAAATAGTAATATATTATTAAAGAAAATAACTAACAAAGGAGATGTTTATATGGTTAATTTGAATGAATTTAAAAATTATCTTATATCCTGTTCTAAGTCAGAAAATACTATATCATCATATATATCTGATTTAGAGCAATATTTTAGCCAATACCCTACTCTATCAAGAGAAAATATAATAAAATTTAAAAATTCTCTTTCTGGTAGTGCATCTACTATTAATAGAAAACTTACTTCTTTAAAACAGTATAATGAATATCTTTTATCAACTAAACAAATAGATGGTATTTATATACTAAAAGAAGATTTTATTAAAGTACAAAATAAAGGTAATCCAACAGATGTAACAACTAAACAAGTAGAAAAATTTCTTAAAAGAGTATTAACTAAGGATGCTGATTATAAGTCACGTAATATAGCAATTATTTATCTTATAGCTAACACAGGTATAAGACGTTCTGAATGTTGTAATTTACTACTCAAAAATATTGATTTAGAAAATAATGAAATGATAGTTATAGGTAAAGGTAATAAAGAAAGAACTGTATTACTTACTGATAAAGTTGTAGAATTAATTAAAAATTATCTTGTAGATAGAAATAAATCCAGGTATAAAAATAGTCCATATTTATTTGTATCTGAACGTGGTAATAAGTTATGTCCAGAGACTATAAATGATATTTTTGACTACTATAGTACACCTAAAAATAAGATTAGACCACATCAGTTAAGGCATAATTATGCTTCTACTGTTGTAGAAAATAATATACTTACTTTAACTGAACTACAAAATCAGCTTGGACATAGTAGCATTTCTACAACAGGAATATATACTCATGCTAGAAAAGATACTATAAAGAAAAAGATTAATAAATTATGTATTGGTTATTAATAATATTTTTTCACTTTCTCATCTAATGAGGATTAATTATAAATATAATATTTACAAATTTTCTCTTTAGTATATAATATAAGTAGAGATGATGATATATATGTTTGTTTAATTGTAGAATAGTAATATAATATTGATATAATATATCGTTTCCGCTTTTTAAGTATTGAACATGTCTAAAACATAGTATTTATAATGCTTTCGGGGTTTTTAATAGTTGCATGAGTTTATGCAAAAATAGTGTAAAATTTGCATAAGTTTATGCAATCTACTACATAAAGTTATCAAAGGAGGATGTATATGTATAAAAGGGTAATTACTGTTGATGAAGACGGTGTAATACTTAACACCAAAGATTTTAAATATACAATTTTTGATTATGAGAAAGGTTATTTATTTAAAAATCGCTCGTATTATTTTAAAAGCTTTAAGGTTGATAACAGATTATCAGACAAAGTTAGCGACTTTGCTGATATAGGACGCTTGCATGTTTTAGCTGAAAATACATATGCAGATACAAATATGATTACTTATTATAAAAATAAAAAATATTATCCTGCTGGAATAAAAGAAATATCTGAAATGATTAGATTGTGTGAAAGAAACACTAAGGATTTTGTAAAAAGAATGATTAACTTAGGGATTATGGCTAAAGCCATAGTTAATTCCAATGAACAGATTGACGTTCAGTATTATCTCAACCCTTTGTATTTTCTTTCAAGTAAATATTTGAGCCCAGGACTCTATATGTTGTTTAAAAAGCAATTAGATGAGCATTTGCCTCAATGGGTTATAAATAAATTTAATGAATACATTAATACTATTAAATAGGAGTAATGCTGTATGATGGGTGTATATGAAATTAGAAATACTATAAATAATAAAGTTTACATAGGAAGTTCAACAAATATTCCTATAAGATGGAAACAACATATAGAAGGTTTGATTTATAATTGTCACGAAAACTATAAGTTGCAAGAAGATTATAAAAAATACGGTCTAACTGCGTTTAGTTTTAGAATTTTAGAAATTGTTAAAGAACAAAAATATTTGTTTGAAAAAGAACAGGAATATATTGATGATATAGATATAGAAAATAATTATAATATATTAGGATATTCAAAATATGAATATATTGATAGAATAAAACAGAATTATAGTATAATTAATTTTAAAGTCAGTTATGGTCAAAAACTATATCTAAAAAGCAATATTAAAATATTAAATCATGCTAGAATGAATAGTATAGTCGAGGGTAGGACTAAATTATCTAAATCTTGGTTTAATACAGCTACAAAAGAAGATTTAAAAAGATTACAAAACAATATATATAACTTTTATTCAAATATATCAAATAAAAAGAAAAAGATTTATTGGACTACTTTTACATCTTACCAAAAATTAATAGCAGCAAAAGGAACAGTTAAAAGATTTGTTTCATTAATAGATATTCCTACTGAAAAATGTAACAATATTGCTTATATTGCAAATAATTTTGTCAATCCGATTATTAAAAAAAACATAGATATTAACGATGATGATTTTGCTTTAAAAGTATTGCTTAGATGGATAATAAATACAACAGATATAACAAAACCAATTAATTTATATATTCCAAGCAGGCGTATGCGTGAATTATTGATTGATTGGTTAAATAATGAAAATTTATAAAATATTAATATAAAATTGTTGACATATTTTTATTTGTTTGCTATAATACAATTAGGAATTAACCTATTCTTTATTGTGCGAAGAAAGAGGGTGGTATATAATTAATACAAATTTATTTCGGTAATTTTTATAAATTATTAATATAAAATATTAATATAATATTGGAGGTAATATATGAGAATAGATTTATACGGTAAAGTTAAAATGAATGATTACAGATGTAGAAGTGGAGGAAACAGAGGATGGAATACAAGAACTTATACATACATGGACTAGACAATAATGCCAATGCCATAATTACACCTGCTAAAACTACATATTGTGTGAAGTGCGGTAAAAAACTAAATGAGAATAGTTTAAATAGATTTTGTGATAGTGAATGTCGCAAAGAATATTATGCTGAAATAAGAAAAGATATTGATTCGTTAGAAATATAAAAATGGAGGTTGTTTTATGAGAAGTGGAATATTAGCAAATGGTAAAAAAGATAGAAAAAATACCCAATGGGAGATACATAATGAAAAAGAACAGTATAAGAAATATGAGTATATTACTATTTATGAAAACGGAGAACTCCATGATTTCTATAAAACAATCAAAAATAAGCCGATAAATTAAAAGTTTTATTTAAAACGGATGATGCTTATAAAATAATTCTTATGCTTGTTTGTTGTAAGATGGAAAAATAATTACGGAGGACGATGCGTTTGATAAGACTTTATGATATTGTCAAAATAAAAATTCAAGATATAATTAAATCAGATTATGATGTACATATAAATTTAGAAGATGAATATAAGTATATTATAAGGCAACAAGATACGCCTTTGTTTAGACAATTGAGTTTGATTAGGGGTTATGATACAAAAAAAATAAACGAATTGATTCTTGTTGAAGCAAAGCATAATAAAAAACGTAAACCACAGTTAGAATATTTGCTAAGACATGGCTTTAAATATAATTCAAAGCATTATGTACGTTTTGGTAAGTCTGCTTCTCAGGCAAAAGATGGCATAACGGTTTTTATTGATGAAGAATTTTATAACGAAATGATGGAACGTAGTCAACTTGGTGTAGAAATTGATAAATGTGTAGTTTCTAAATATGAAAGTTATCGTTGTCTTATTTTTAGTGCTTGCCAGTTTGTAGAAAGCAAATTACCAAACATTGTTTTAGTTGATGAATATAAAAAAATACTTCCGCAACAGTACGTAAGGTATGTAGTAGAAAAAGATAAAGAATATATTGATAAAGATACAGGAGAGGTAAAAGTATATAAAAACCAAAAAGTAATAGAAGAAGGTTATCATGATATTAAACTATCACCGTTTGATGGATTTGGGGTACATACAAAAGAAATGAGCGAACTATTTAATAGTGCAGTAGGAATGAAACATTATACCCCAATTGCTTATCAAGTGAGACTTCCTTTTTTAAAAGGAATAAGTATAGAAACACCAATAAAAGAAATATATCGAGATTTAGGTATTACCGAAATAAAAGATGTATTTGGCGTAGTACATAAAGTAGAAGATATTGACTGTATTTGGAATGTGTCTATGTGGAAAGCTTATGATATTTTTAAAAATAAATTTGGAAACAATGCATGGAATGAATATATAAATAGACTTAATCGGTATGGTTACAAATTAGGCATTAGTAAATATAGTCATCATAAAAGTGATATAAATTTATATAATAAATTTAATTACCAATACCTTCAATGTTTAGATTTATGGAATAATAAATATATTCAACATTTTAAAAATAGAGAGAACAAATATGATATACTTGATGAAAGCAATTGGGGTAAAATTATCAATATTGCAAAATATTCTACTGACTTATTAGAAAAAATAATTAAGGGCAACAAGTTTTATGTATTGAAATTTTTAGGTATTTATGATAGCAATGTTGATTCTGTAAACAGCAAGTATGTAGAAGCGATATTAATTAATGACCAGATGCTTAAAGACCCTTGTATAAAAAAAATGCTTAGACGTAAATTAAACAACACAATTACTCAAATGAAATATGGGAAAATCTATGTTGAAGGATTTTATCACATTGTTGTCGGCGATATTATTGGCTATCTTGAATATTGTGCAGGATTAGACGTTAAAGGTTGTTTAAACGCAGGAGAGTTTTATTGTAATACAATACCATTTGGAGAATGTTTATCATTTAGAAGTCCATTGGTAGATCCTTCAGAAGTAAACAAGGTTAGAATTGTAAATAATGATATTACTAAGAAATATTTTGAATATTTTAAAGACCAAGATGTTTGTATGATAAATATATATGATTTGTCTATGCCGCAACAAGGTGGTATGGACGAAGATGGTGATTCGGTATATTTATGTTACAATCCAATAATAGTTAATTCTAAAATTGATAAACCTATTGTTGTAGATATAGATGATAAAAAAACTGTAAAAGAAGTTGATTATAATCAAGATAATATAGTGGAATATGAATGTAACAGCAGAGATAATCGTATTGGTGAAATTACAAATATTGCAACTTCTATCTTAAATCAATATACAGAAGATAAAACTTGGCAAAAAATAAATTCAGATAATGTATCTTTATTAAGACTATATCAAGGGAAAGAAATTGATTATGTTAAAACTGGATTTCGTTGGGTTATTAATAGAAGTTTAAGAAAATATTTAAAGAAATTACCGTATTTTTTACTTTATAATTATCCACAAAAACTTAATGTCTATAATAGAATAAAAATGATTAATAAAGAAAACGATGTGGAAAATAGAATACCATATAATGCTTATAAGTCCCCTTCCCCACTTAATGAATTGTGTGAGTATATATGTCAGTGGGAAAAACATAATATAATTTGGGATAGGAAAGTTACTAATACTGGACACTTATTAATAAATAATAATTATGACTTATCAAACAAGCATATAATTAAAAAGATAAAATCAATATATAATGAATTTAAAAATGACTTTAAAATAGCATTAAGTAAAGAAAATTCCGAAGATTGTATAGATGCGATTTTTGAGTACTACAAGAAAAAGTTAATGGAAATTACTTTGAATATTGAACATTTAGCTAATTATTGTATAAAAGTTGCATATTCATCAATAAGCCAAGATAAAGTTTTGTGCTGGTATTGTTTTGGAAACATAATGCTGAAAAATTTGAGAAATAATTCTAATAATTATAAACAGTATAAAATTATAGAAGTTGACCAAAAAGAAAACGATACATATGAGTTTTTAGGTAAATATTATAAATTAATAGAAATCAACTTGTGAGGTGGTTAATTGTTTTTAAATGAAATTTTAGATGAATATAGAGATTCTGATGAAGTAAGAAAAAAAGAAATATTAAATAACTTTCTTGAACTTTTATGGAAAAGCAAATGTAAATATAAAAAATATAAAAAGTATTCAACATACAAAGTTAATGAAAAAGCTCTCAATTATAGAAAAGATTTAATTAATCTGTTTAATAAGTTTAACAAATTGGAATATACTGTTTGTAAAAGTTATTATAATAAAAAATTAGATTTTATAGATTATATAAGAATACATATTAATAATATATATGGCTATTTATTTGATGAAGATGTGTATTATGCAAAAGAATATTATAATTTGCTATTCACTCCTAAAAAAGAGTATTTTAAAACTATAAATTTAATTAAAAACAATTGTGATTTTGATATTAATGATGTAAAAAATAATATAGAAAATGCCATTAAAAAAGCAGAAGAAATTAAACAAAAAAGCATTAATAAAAAAATAAAAATGAAATGGAATGATTATAAAAAATTAGTTAATTCCTTTATTGAGAAAATATTTAATAATTATATGACTATAGAAGAGTATGAAGAAAAATATGGATGGGATATCAGAATTGATATTGACGGATGGAGTGAAGATAACTATATAATTAAATATTTTTGTAAGAGTTTGACAGGATATTTTAGAAATTATATAAGAGAATTTCGTGGGTTTAAGTATAATGATAAAATAATACATTGTATACAATGTGGCACACCAATCAAGCAAACATCCAATCGTAGAAAATATTGCAGTAGTTGTTGGAAAAAGCATAGAAATGAATATCAAAAATTATTGATGCGTGAAATACGAAAATCTGTTAGCAATTAGAAAATCCTGCAAACCTGCATGAAATACAGTAAAATCAACAACTTTAGAGATTTTTTCAATTTTTATTTATCAGAATAGGAAGAACAAATTATTAATATAATATTTAGCTAAACCACAACCAATTAAAATGTGGATCTAACAAAGCATAGGGTATGTCCTGTCGAGATGATAGTACCTCTACCCTACCCTATTTTATGCGAAAGGAGTATATATTTGGTTAAAATAAGCAAAGAACTATTTAAAAAACTACAAAAACTCGGATATATTAAATTCAGCAAGCATAGCAAGAATTATAGTAAGTCAAAAAAATATAGATATGTTGAAGATTCGGTATTAAAAAAATATGAGAAATATTTAGGCTGATGTTGGTGCATCAACAAATACTAATGAAGGGAACGTATTTATGCAATATGAGAAAGTATTTGTAGATAGTAATGTACTTCTCTCTCCTAATTTTGATTTTAGTAAATACAAAAAAGTTTATACAGCAATAACCTGCATTGAAGAACTTGACGGATTAAAACATAATGAAAAAGTTGGGTATCAAGCACGGCAAGCGATAAAAAACATTATTAATGCTGATAATGTGGAAGTCAAAATTAATTGTTCGTATAGTGGTACAAATAAATTTTTAGAACATAAAAACGATAATATAATACTTGCTTTTGCCTATGAAACATATACTTTAGATAATGAGTGTATATTTTTAACAGATGATTATAATTTATTTTTAAAAGCTAAAACATTAAATTTACCATGTAGTTTGTTTGAAAATAGAGATAAAGAAGATAATTATGCTGGTTGGAAAATAATAGAAATGAATGAAGTTGAGTTAGCAAATTTTTATGAAAATGAAGTAAAAGTAAATAAATGGGACTTACACATAAATGAGTATTTGCTTATAAAGAGCAAAGAAGAAAACAGAATAGTTGATTCTTGGGTGTGGACTGATAAAGGATTTAGACATATTGCTACCAAAAGGATTAATTCAAATTTACTTGGTAAATTAAGTTTAAAAGACGAATATCAGGTTTGTGCTATTGATAGTATGTTTCACAATAAAATGACAATGGTTAAAGGTAAAGCTGGTAGTGGCAAAAGCCTGCTGTCGTTATCGTATGCTATTTCTATGATTGAAAAAGGTACATATGACAAGTTGATTATATTTGCTAATCCAACGCCTGCTAGAAATAGTTCTAAACTGGGGTTCTATCCAGGCACACGTTTGGAGAAAATTTTAGAAACGTCTACGGGTAATATGCTAATTAGTAAAATTGGAGATAGAATTCAGTTGGAACAATTGATTAATCAAAATAAAATTAATATATTGCCATTTTGTGATATACGTGGATACGACACTACTAATATGAAAGCAATTGTTTACATACCTGAAGCACAAAATCTTGATATTGAATTAATGAAAATTGCAATTCAAAGAATTGGAGATGACTGTCAATTAATTATTGATGGGGACTATAATGCACAAGTAGATTTACAAGCATTTGAAGGGAATAACAATGGAATGAGACGTGTTTCTGAAGTATTTAGAGGACAAAGTTTTTATGGTGAAGTTGAGTTACCTATTGTATATAGGTCAAAAATGGCTGAATGGGCAGAAAATTTATAAAAGGAGATTTGGTAGAAATGATCAAAAATTGTTTGTGTGATAATTGTAAACATGCAAATGTATGTAAGAAAATGGATGTGTTACAGAAATTCGATGATGATAATAAAAAATTTATAGGCATTGATATTACAATGGACTCTTGTGAAGATTATGAGCAACAATAACATATTAATATAAATTTTTCATTTTGTTAACATGGAATGTACTTTTGTTGGGCAACTGGCAAAAGATATTGTTGGATTATATAATTTCAGCAGTACAAAGTCACAACAATGTTCTTATAAGAACCGCCGATAAGGCATCATTAATACAATATTATATTTTTTTGCGTAAGCGACCAGTACTTCGGTGTTCTTTGAGAGCCGAAGTCATTGTAAAACTAGCAGTGTAGTAACAGCAACTATATGATGTTTGTGGATTGTTAATTATTAATATAATATTTATATTTATTTTTCAAGGAGGAATGTTTTATGTTTATCTTTGATTTTGATAAGGAATTTTATAATTTCACAAGACCAATTAGAGATATGCAACCTTATGAGATTGTAAGACAAGAAAATAAGGCAATTATAGTCCATAATGCACTTGGAATATCTAAAGATGATATTTCTGTAACTGTAGAAAAAGTTCGTAATGTAGATTACCTAATAATATCTGGTGATACTAAAAATGAAATAACTAACAAGACATATTCGGTTAACTCAAGATTTAGTATTAATGCAGATGAAATTAAAGGAATTGAATGGTATGTAAAAGATGGTCTTGTGATAGTAGAAATCGAGTTTAAAAAACCTGAAAAGCCAAAAATCGAAATAAAATATAAAGAATAATAAATTAATTAGTAATGTAGGTATTTTCCATACCTTGCAAAGACAAAACGAAAACGATGAAGAAATAATATCAGTAATTGGTTTAATTGAGTAGGGATTTCTCTTCCCTACTCTTTCGTTTATATAAAGAGTTAGGGAGGTAGAATTTTTGAATAAAGAATTATTGAATATATGCTATAAAAAGCACAATAAAGAAATTGATTTAACTTGGGAACAACTTGCACAACAATATGGATTTTCTTCAGGTGAATGTTTACGCAGTTGGTTTAAAAGAATACGTAGAGAAAATGGAGAAATAGGATATAAAAATAAAACAAGAATATTACATATTTCAGATAATCATTACCCATTTAATTTACCAAAAGAGGTTTTTAAAGATTATGTTGGTAAGGTTGATGTGCTTGTGTTTGGTGGGGATGAACAAGATTGTCAATCTGTAAGTAGATTTAAGAAAAAATATAGAGTGCCTTTCGTTGATGAAATGATAGGTACTAGACAAATGATTATTGATATTATTGAGTACATTAAACCAAAACAAGTTAAATTGATAACAGGAAATCATAATTATAGGCTTATTAATTATTTTAGTGAAAAAGTACACGAAGATTTATTGACTCTGATGCCCGAAACTAATCTTGATTTTATTATAGATTTAGGTTTCTGGAAACATGACCATCAAACAAAAAGTAAAACTTTTTATGAACCGTTAACCAAAGTGTTTGATGGCAAGGTAGATATTGAATATATGAAAAATTGGTGGTGTAAGGTAGGCTATACTATTTTTGCACACCCTAAAGCTTTTCGTAGTGGTATACTAGCTACGACAGAAAAAGCATATACATATTTCCTTCAATTAGGAGAAAAATTTGATACACTTTGTTTAAGTCATACTCATCATCAAGGGTTTAGTAGATATGGAAAAGTATATATGTATGAAAGCGGTTGTTTGTGTGAAGAGCCATCTTATGCTTCTGAGGGTACTATGATAAGACCTCAAGATAAAGGTTTTGTCTATTTAGTGCAGGACGAGCAAGGAAATCTTATATATAATGAGTCAAAATTAATTTGTTTGTAGAAATTTACAGAAGGGATAGCAGTGTGGTATATATGATAAATACAATTTTAGGAATATTTATAGGCATTTTTCTTGGTATAATTATAGAAAAATATTTATTTTCATATTTTGATATTGTGTTTGAGATTTATACATATAAACAGTCAGAAAAAGCTACAAAGCATCAAATTAATGCACAGCGTATTACTTATGATTTCTACAGAGAATATCCAGAAGCATTAGGAGAAACAGAGTGTCAGGATGAACAGCAAACTCATGCTATTGGATTTCAATACGAGCCTGAATGTGAAGAATATGAAGAAGAATATGATTGAAAGAAGGGATAGATGTGGCAAACACAAAGAACAAGAAAGCAAACACATTAGAACCTTTTTGTGTTTGCTGCGGGTCAACAAAAACTAAAGATTTTTATATGAGTAAAAGTAAATTATACGCTGCTACTGGGAAATTATTAGTGTGTAAACAATGTATAGATAATTTATTCAACGATTATTTCGCTTTGTATGGTGAAAACAAAAAAGCGATGTATTTTTTATGCAGAAGATTGGATATGCCATTTTCTATTGCTGCGTTTAATGGTGCTACTAATCATTCTATAAAAACTGGTTGGAAAATATGGCAATCATATTTTAAAGAAATAAATTCTTTAGGTAGTACAAACAATTATGGAGATTGTTTTGATCAAAGCGATGATTTTCTTGATGATGAAAATACAGAAAATAATAATATAAATTTAAAAAAAGAAGATTTATATATTTCAGACGAATTAATACGTAAATGGGGTAATTTACCACAACAAGATATAATTTTTTTAGAAGAGCAATACAGAGAATGGTGTACAAGATATGATGTTTCTACTAAAGCTATGGAGTTATTAGTTCAGGAAATATGTTACCAACAATTAAATATAAAAAAAAATAGAGAACGTGGTAACAACGTTAGCAAAGAATTAAAGGATTTGCAGGATTTAATGAATTCTGCTGCTTTAAAACCAATTCAAGAAAGTGCAGCTATGGCTGCTGATGTAAACACATTGGGTACTTGGATTAAGAAGTTTGAAAATGAAAAGCCAATACCAGAACCAGACCCAGAATTTCAAGATGTAGATGGAATTAAAAAATATATTAGAGTGTGGTTTTTAGGTCATTTTTGCAAGATGTTAGGTATTAATAATATATATGCAAAAGAATATGAAGAAGAGCTAAGAAAATATTCTGTTGAGATAACAGAAGAAGATTTGCAAGAAAATAATATAAATGATGATATAGATGATAATGTAGAATCAGATAATACGGAAGTTGGTGGTCAGGATGGCATGGTACAGTAATTATGAACATCCTGATAAAAAAAATAGTATAAAAGACAATGTATTTGAACAAAGACGAAGTTTTAATAAACAAACTGATGCGATGATGAAGCAAGAACGATTTATGAATGGTCTTGCTGTATGGGTTGGGTATTGGAGAGAAAATCCGCATAGGTTCGTTTCCGAATATTTACAAATTACTCCATTTTCGTTATTTCAAAAAATATTAATATATTTAATGTTTCATGTAGATTATTTTCTTTGGTGGGCATCGAGGGGAATTGGTAAATCGCATCTTGTTGCCCTTTATTGTATAGTAAGATGTATTTTATACCCTGGCACAAAAATATGTATAGCAGCAGGTACAAAATCACAAAGTTTAAACGTAATAAGTGAGAAAATAAAAGGATTTTACGACAATTGTCCTAATTTACAAAGGGAAATATGTGAATTAAAGACAGCGATAAACGACCCTATTGTTAGGTTTCATAATGGCAGTTGGATAAAAGTTGTTGCTGCTAATGACAATGCTCGTAGTGCAAGAGCAAATGTTTTAGTTGTTGATGAATTTAGAATGGTTGACATAGACGTAATAAAAAAGGTTTTAAGGAAGTTCTTGACTTCTCGTAGACAACCAGGCTATTTAAAACATAAAGAATATGAGGGAATACAAGAGCCTAATACTGAAATATATTTGTCTTCGTGTTGGTTAAAAAGCCATTGGAGTTGGGATAGGTTTTTGGCATTTAAAGACGCTATGCTTGCAGGTAGAAGATATTTTACCTGTGGTTTTCCTTATCAATTAGGGGTAAAGCATGGAATAATTGACAGACAAAGAATAATAGACGAAATAAGCGAAAGCGACTTTGATCCGCTTTCTTTCCAAGTTGAGATGGAGACAATACCTTTTGGTGAGTCTGAAAAAGCATATTTTAAATTTGATGATTTGAATAAGTGCAGAAACATAACTAAACCATTGATACCATTGTCTAATTCTGATTATATTCAATTTAAAGGAGATTTAAAGAAAAATAAATTTTATAAACCCAAACATAAGAATGAGTTTAGATTATTAAGTGTTGACTGTGCTTTTATGGGCGGTCGTGAAAATGACCAAACTGTTTTTACATTTATTAGGTGTATTCCAAATAATGATGAATACATAAAATCAGTTGAATATATAGAGACAATGGAAGGTCAGCATACAAGTATTCAAGCGTTACGTCTTAAACAATTATTCTATGATTTAGAATGTGATATAGTTGCAATGGATACTAATGGTAATGCTATAGGCATTTATGATGAATGTACCAAAGTTACGTTCGATAATGTACGTGGTATAGAATATCCTGCATTTACAGCCTTTAATGATGAAAAAATGCAAGATAGAGCATACGATAGAGATGCCTTACCAGTAATATATTCTATAAAAGTTACTGGTGCTAATGCCACGCAAACAAACCACGAAATGGCTATATATACTAAAACTCAATTTGAGAAACGTAAAATAAAATT